GTATTCAGTTTGCAAAACCAAGTCCTTACTACGATCTTTGTAAAGATATAGAAGTTGTACCTAAAAAAGGTCAGGTATTACCGCACAAACACAGTTTTAATACTGATTAGTTTTTCTCCAAAATTGTGTTTTACAGGAATTACAACAATATTTTTTTCTTTGTTCTTTAGTAAAAAATTGTTTATTACAGTTGCGACATTGTTTAATAATAGATCCCATTTCTCCAATCTTTTTATATACAGATCCTTTGTAAGTAATAAATTCTTCAATCATTTACTTTTTTTAGTTAGTTTATTTATAATTTGTTTTACTAAAGGTTTTATTGCATTAATAAGAAGTGGAGTAGTAGCAGCGACCAAAGCAATACCAGCAGCAGTAGCAGCAGCTTTAGGTGAAGGTAAGTATTGGTCGATAAACTTTGTATCTTCATAGAGCGTTATGCACTCTTTACCATCATCTGATAGTTTATGGTTTACAACACGTTCTAGTTTTTTATCGTTACGAAAGTCCCCTACTCTTTGATCTTTATCACCAGGACATTTTATAAAAAACTCTTCTTTTTTTTCTTCTGGTAGTTTTGGTTTCTTAGGAGTTACTTTAGGTTGTTCTTGTTCTACTGCTTTTTTTTGTTCTTGTTTAGTTTCTACAATTTGTATTTTGTTTCTGTTATATAACAAAGGCTCAAATGTAGGCATAGAACCATAAGGACAACTTATAACAGTGCCTGTTGGATCATCATTATAAAGGGCTGTATTCTTTGGTGAGGCATCTCTATGATACTTTACACATCCAGGCAGTTTTAATGATGGTGGAGGTACGTTTAATACTTGGTATGGGTTATGTACTGGTATATTTATCTGCGGTATTTTTATATCTGGTATAACTATGTTTGGTATTTCCATTAAAGAGGAATAGAAGGACCACTAAATTTTGGTAATTGCTTTGGTATTTCATCTATCATTTTATCTTTAAGATCACCCATAACTTTATTTTTAAGGTTACGTTCAAACTCTGGTGATCTCATATATTGAATTGCTAAGTAAGCCCCTACACTCATTGACGACACCATCAAAAATGAAATAATAGAAAGAATGTTAGCTATTTTATTAAACATGAGAGAAGCGTTTGTAAAGGCATTAGTACCTGTTACTATTATAACTTTCTGTGGTATCTGTGCATTAGCTCCGTTGTATCTAACTTTAGGAATAATGCAACGTCAGGTGACTAATAAAACATAAGGTTTGGTTGTCATATTTATTTTTTTCAATAATTTTATTTCCATCTGTTACGCATATAGTTATCATATCTTTTACGTAAATAGTCATTATTTCTTGTCATAAAAATTTTATACAACCTAAAACAAAAGATGCTGTAAATTATTATTGTTAATAAAGCAGTAGCAAGTATTGATAAAATCATTATCTAACTCCAAGGAACACCAACTGAACTGTAAGGAACGCTCACTGCTGTTGAAGGACTTTTTTGTTCTTCTATTTGTCCACTTAAAGCTGCTTCTATTTGTGCAACTGAAGGTACACTTCCAGTAGCAGCTTGTGCTTCTATTGTTGCTTTTACCCAACCTATTACTTGATCTTTTGTTAAGTCTTTATAGGGTATTAATGTTTCTGGTTTAGGTAAATCAATTTCACCAGCAGCACCAGCTTTATAAGTACCATCAGTAGCATCTACACGATAAATAACTTTATGCACATAACCGTCCGCTGTAACACGAACTAATGTATTTATTGTCCAAGTTGTTGTAACTGTCATTAATAATACCTACGAAATTACAGCAAGTTTTCTTGTATTACCTGCTGCATCTTTTATTGTAATATAACCGCTTACGGCCGCATCGCTAGATGATGTATGAGTACCGAATTGCATTACACCAGTGCCTTTAGGTTGCAGTTTAAAATCAATATTAGCATCTGAACCATCTGCAAATATTTCTACTGGTTGACCAGTTCTTCTAGCTATTGTTGAAAGAAAATTAACACTTACTGAAGCATCACCAAAAACTCTAAATAAAGTTCTAGCAAAGTCTTGAGTAAAATTAACACTACCATTGCCTTTAGTATCAATAGCAAAACTTACATTTGCATCTGTACCTTTTGTACGTATTGCAGGGCTAAAGGTTGCAGCAGCACCTTCTAATTCAAAACGGTTAGCATACAAAGTTCCATCAGTAGGCCCAAACACAGTTAAAGAATGACGACCTTGAACACCACCTAACTGAAGCACTGGTTTAGTTGAAGTAGCAGTTCGTGGAAGGCAACCAATATGGTGTGCATATCCAGCGTTATTGCTGTAATCACCAGATCCAATATATATAGGTCTAAATTTACCGTTAGTACCTGCCAAACCTGTTTCAAGAGAATAATAACGACCAAGAAAATTATTACCGCCATAAGCAATAAGGTTTACATTTTCTTCGTTATCACCAGCAATAGCTTGAACTCTTAATGTTGAAAGCTGGTCATTAATATTACCTTTCCATTCAAAGTTGTATGTACCATTTCCAACAGCAGAACCAAGTGTGTATTCAGAAGCATTAACAAAAGTAACGTTTATACTAAATATTTGACCATCACTTCCATCATTAGTAACTTGTAAACCTGTACCACCAGAACTTGCTGCAAGTTGAAAAGTATTATCAGTTTTATTAACAACATGAAAAACTGTTGCATTAGAAACAAAACTATCAACAGTAGTACCAGCCGAAGTTACAAGTGGTTGAGTACCGTTAGCTGTGTATTTTAAAGTATCACCATTTTGTAATCCATGTCCATTAAAAGTAAACACTGCTGGATTTGCTTCTGTTATGTTTGCTTGAGTAATATTAAATTCAGTTACTTTTCCAGTTAAACTAAATTTAAAACTACGATTAAAGAAAGTAGGTACAAAAGGATCACCTGATACATACTTGACTGATGTTCCAGTTACGGTAGCAGTCCCAGTTCCGCTCGTAAGACTATAAGTGTAAGCTTCTGTCTCACCAGCATCATCAGTACTAAAACTTACAGCACTTTTATCTTCTTCTTCAACTACTATTTGACTAGCAGAATTAACAGCTTTTATTTTAAAAACTTTACGAAGAAAATAAAACTGATCTCCAATCAATTTATTGGTGGAACCGTCTGAATCTGATGTATAAGGTGCTGGAAAACTTTCACCTGAAACTTTATTAATTACACCGCCACCACTAGCTGCATTAGCATAACCACTAAGACCTGAGTTATATACAATTAACTCTTGAGGATTATTTGGTTTATTAGGAACTACACTAAGCCAATTAGTAGCACCATCACAGCTAATAAAAGCACCAGTGTTATTTGTAGAATGACCAGCACCCACCAGTAAACCACCTTTATTATATTCAGTACCAATGGCAGGTGTACCTACACCAACAATAGATCCTTTTTTATTTACACCAGTAACATCATCACCGTTTATCCATTGTTCAAAAGATTCAATAAAATCTGTTTGAATGTCAAATCCACCTGTAAAAGTTGCACCATTTAAAATTGCTTTTTTGTTTGTAGCAGTAACATTGGCAGATAATAGGTATGTTCCTGTTGGAAAAAAGACAGAGGAGTAGTTTGAGATACTATTAAATGCAGCTTGAATAGCAGCAGTATCATCAGTTGTACCATCTCCAACAGCACCAAAGTCTTTTACAGAAACAACTTCTTCTAGTTTATTCTGTACTGACCTGCTAACAGCCCCTGTACCTTGTTGTGTAAAGTTAAGGGTATTTATAGTAGAGGTGTTATAAGCCCCCTGAGAGACCCATTTGACACCATCAAAATGATATTGCAAACCATTTGATGCGTTATGTACACTACCTGTGGATGGAGAAGCGGGAAAATTTAAAGCCATGATTTTATTATATGGTATAAGGTTTGGTTGTCATAACTTATGTCCAGAACATCATGTGTGACGAACTAAGTATTTGTGTATTGCTTGCATGAGCAGCGTTTTGAGTAAATTGTAATTTAAAAGTTCCGTTTGTAGTACTAGCATTTGTTCTTATTTCTCCTACTATTTCAGCAACTAAAGTTGCACTTGTACCTTCTCCACCAAATATTAAGCCTTGAGCTTCGCTAAATTTAACATTTTCTGCATCAGGGTTTAAACTTGTGTTTAAATGTATTGAACTTACAGGAACAAATGAAACAGTTGGGGCAGGGCTTAAAGTTGTGCTTGTACCTTCTTGGACAGAATCAAATTGAAATTTAATGTCTGCACTAGGGTCACTACGATAATAAAGAACATACCTAAAATATGTTCTTGAATCTCCTGATGGAAGAGGTATATCAAGTGTTGTATCTGTCAATGTTGTAGTATTATTTACTGTTTTAGTAGAACCAATTGTTTGAATAAAACATTCTCTTTTAATAGGTTTAAATACAGTGTTTGATAATATGCTAGTAATATCAGTTCTGTTACGAATATCAATATTAATTGTTTCGTGAGCAATGGCAGAACTTATATCTATTGCAGGATTTAAATTAGCTAACGGTGATGTTTGAAATGCGTTTAATCCAGAAATCTCTATATCACGAGATGAATATAAAGTACCACCAAACGTATGTTGCCTTATCAAAATTGCGTTAGTGTTACAATTTAAAAATCTACAGTTTTTAACAGAAATTGAACGCCCTGCTATTTGTAGACCTCTAGTTACGCCATTAACAAATGCTCGGCTTTGACCTTCAAAAGCACAGTTTTCAAATGTTGTAGTATCACAAAAAGCATGTACTTGAGTTTCTGAAAGTCTTGCACCTGCTGCATCTGCGTTACGAAACGTATCAAGATTAATAATGTTAAAACGATAACCTCTATTTGATACATCATCATTATTTTCATTACCAATTAATAAAGCATGACCTATGTTTTCATAAATTGTACAATTTCTAATTTCATTTTGACCAAATGTATGTTTATTAGTTCTTGACGTTAAGTGACCACTATCAAAACGGATTCCCATCTGTTTGCAATCATGTATTTTTAACCTTTCAAAGGTTGATAATATAACCATACCTACACACAATATTCCATTTCCGGATTGTTTTTGAATTTCTAAATCAGAGAAATTTTCAAACCATGAATTACCAGAAGTGGTATCTGAAGCTTCAACATGAATACCAGAAGCATTATTGTTAGAACTTGCTTCTCTAGTCGAAGAAGAAGTAATCCCAAGGCTTTGAATTGATTGGTATCTTCCATCTAACTTGAAAACAGGAGAATCACTATAATTAGTTCCAACAAAATCGGCAAGAATAGTTGTTGAAAGTTCTGCTCCTTCACCTTCAATTCTTACTCCTGTTCCATTTACAACAAGAGTTGCAGTAGTTCTATATGTCCCCGCTGGTATATGTATATCTTTTCTGTTTGATGCAAATGCAGCGTTGATTGCATTTTGAATAGCAGTTGTGTCATCTGTTGTACCATCACCTTTTGCCCCAAAGTCTTTTACCGATACTATATCTTCTAACTTACTATCAACTGTTCTGGTTACAGCACCTGTACCTAAAGCTGTAAAATTAACCAATGATGAATCATTAACACGTTCAGCAGCATCAAAAGGAGGGTTTGCTTCTACCCACTGTGCTGTATCTGTATCAACATAATAAATAAAAGTACGACCTGATACTGTGTCATACCATCTAGCACCATTAACAATACTTGAACCTGTAGGAGCAGAAGCACCAACAAAAGTACTTACAAGACCTTCTGTATCTTCTTTTGTTTCTTGCATACCAAACAACAGGTGTTTGCTGTTGTTATCTAAATCAGTTTCTGTAAGAACAGAACCATCTTGGAAATCTACTTTAGGTACTGTTATATCAGTATTTCTTTTTATTTCTATCGTGGCTCCTAATGTAGGAAAATTACCAGAAGTAAACTGAATAGAAGTTTTACTAGGAAATGTATAGTGTGTGGTTTGTGTTTTTAAGGTGTTATCAACTCTAACTTCTACATCACTTTCTAATAAGTAATCAAAAGATATTGTATAAGGACCAGAAGTATTACCACTGGCATTATTAGCTGCGGTATGAGTTTGCTTTGTAGCAACGGTGTTAGTAGCCATGATTAGTTAGAATTAAAGTCAACAATATTCTTGTTGTAATTTTTAATTGTTGCTTTAGTTGTATTATCATTGATTTTTGTAAGTTTGTCTTGGTAATCTGAATATATTTTACGATTTTCTGGTTTTCTAAACCATCCCTTCTTTGCTTTATCCTTGTAATCACCGACTGTACTTCTTATAAGACTAGCTAATTCTGCTCTTGCGTTATCTTGTATTTGCATTTTTAACCTTGCATCATCAGCATCTATATTTTGACCTAATGCGGTTTGATAGAAAGCTTTGTTTTGTGGTTTATTTAATTCTTCAAACAATTTTACAATTAATCTTTTGCCATCAATTTTAGTATCAAAAGCTAAATGTTTTATATAATCTGCATATTGATCATTATCAAGTTCAATACCTGTTCCTTCTACTCCTTGTTCTCTAAAAAAGAATTTTTTAGGTGGTTGCAAAGAAATATTTAAATCGTTTATTACTGTTAATACTAAATTATCTTTCGTATTTGTAGCTGTAAATGGATTTAAAACATCAAAAATATCTGGACCTACACCATTAGGATATTCAATAACTGCACCTGTAAGCCAATTTCTATCAGGTTGCAAGTCAGCATTATACAGAGGTACGGTTTTAGCTAGTTCATTTAAAAATGATCTTACACCTGTAAACATTTCTTCTGATCCTTTTGGATAAAAACTTGTATCTAATTTTGTTTTATCAATAGCTTTATTAACTGATCTACCAAAACTTGAGACAGGATTAACAATATTAGCAACTCTTCTTGATAGTAATGTTTGCAACTTAAATGGATTATGAATAGCTTCTGCAAATTCTGTTATACCACTTACAAATGTTCTATCTGTTAAGTTTCTTGCAATCGCCACAGTCATAGCAACTGCAAAATCATTACGTTGTTGCTGTCCTATTTGTCCTTCTATATCTGCATAATCTCCTAATAACATAAAGATACCAGACCAAGGATCTAATCTTTTATATGAAATATATTTATATTTTGGTTTGCCACTTTTGGTCATTACCACTTCACCGTTTTTATCTCTTACTAAAAATCTAAAAGAATAAGGCTGCCAACCTTCTGCTCTTTTTTGTTTGACTAATAATCTATTCTGTTCGATAACATCGCCAAATCCAACTGTATTAGGACCACCACCTGTAAAGGACACTTCTGCCATAGGATTATCAACATCTCTAGCTAAAAGAAGGGCCATTGATGTAAAACCACCTCCTAAATACATTTCCCCTCTTGCTCTAGCAGCGACACTTGGATCTGTACTTTTTAAAGCTCTTCTATATTCACCTAATAAAGCATAATTAAAACCTGGAATAAATCTTAATTGAGTTTTAAAAATATTTATAGGAGTTCTTACAAATGGAACTATTAATCTACCAAATGGATGATTAGCAAAGTTTTGTATTGTTTTACCAAATCCATCTTGAGGTAGATCTTTTGTAAAAGTTACCTCAGCAGCATAATCTTTTGCTTTCTTATATAGATCAGTAATACTAGGTGGTAAACCTTTGGTACTTCCAGTATCAACAATATCAAAAACTTTATTAGATTGTTTCTCTATGTATTTTGTTAAAGCATTGCCTGTCTTACCTGCTTTAACACCTTTTTCCCATGCGTCAGATTTAACATAAGCTCTAAAATTTACTTGTTTATAAAACTCATCTTCTGTAATTAGTAATCTTGATCCAAAACCATTAATTCTTCTAAAATTATTATAAATAGATGGTAGCCAAGCATCAGCATTCGTAAAATCAACAAAAGGTTTTATAGCATTTCTAGTAAGTGCATTGCTATCAGCAAAATTTGTAACATCCTGCCCATTAATATTTCTTGAAACTCTTCTTGCATCTTGAACCATAGCAGCCCTATCTAAAACATTTTCATTAACTTTGAAAGCTTTACCTGCGACATTAAAAGCATCTCCTAGAGACTGATACATATAAATAAATTGTTTCCATCCTTTAATAAATTCTTCAGTATTAAATTCTGGTCTAAAAACTTTTTTACCAAAACTATCAGTAGCTGTAACTTTAAATGCACCAGCAGATTGTGTTAATGGTTTTATAAGAGTATTAAGACCTGTTGATAAAATATTTACTACGTGTGTTGGAGGTCCACTTAAAATTGAGTTAATGTATATTTCGTTAGTAAACTCTACCCCTCTTTCTATAAATCCTTTTTTAATCATTTTCTTTAAAACCTCTGGATTACCACCTGCTATATGTAGATATTTAGTCAATCTAGTTAATGATAAAGCTGCTTCTTCATCGCCTTTTTCAACTAAATCGAATATTTTATTAAAAGTCTCATCTATCTCATCAGCACCTGTATCTTCAATAAAGTTTCTATTTATTGAATTTATATCTTCAGTACCAGAACGAACTCCAAAATCTTGAGCAGTTGTTTTCGCATCTCTTAAACCACCAGCAGCCCTTCTTGCTCCTAAAGATTGTGATGTTAAAGAGCCAACTCCTTTATTAAGATAAACAAGACCTTTTAATACTTTGGTTTCTTCTATAAAATCACTTCTTATTTCTTTTATAGCATCAAGGTTTTTAGTGACAATAGCATTATGTAAAGCTACAGATAAGTTATATACTTCTTCGCCATTTTTGTTCATCATTTGATTTACAGAAATGGTTGTTGCAGGTAAATATTGTGGATTATTTATTATATTTCCGTTTCTTGTTTTTTTAAATGGACCAAACTCCTGTAAGAAAAATCTAGCAGCTTCTAATGCTTGTCCTCTTGATTGTCTTTGTGACGCATTAAACATATCTTGTAAAGAAACAGATCTAGCCCATTGTCCAAATTCATCAGTATCTCTAAAGTATTCACTTATATTTAGTAAACTTTCTCTTAGACTTTGTATTCCACCTCCTGTAATTTTAGGATTAAATGTAGATTCTATTTTTTCACCAACTCTTGGTGTTTTTAATACATCATCTGATGTCTGTTTTACATTTAAAGGCTTAATAAGATCTATAACCTTTTCATCTAATAATTCATTACCAGCTTGGTCTATACCTAGATCTTTAAATTTTAATCGTTGTTTTGCTTCTAAAGTTCTTAAGACTTCTGGTGCAAGCTTTGAATTTCTAAATGCTTTAAGACCTACAGATAAACCTGTTAAAGCTTCTCCTATAACTGCACCACCAAAAGCCTTCCTAAGTCTTGCTTCTATTGGTGATATATCATCCTCTGCTTTAAATATTGATGCAGGCATTTTTAAAATGTCCACAACAGGTTCTAACATACCTTCATAAGAATCAACCATGTTATAAAGATTTTGTTCAAACGGATCTTCTACTACAAAATCAGTAAGAAAACCTGCAACAAGGTTTCTTGTCCAAGGATTTTTTATACCTTTAAGACCTTTGGTAAAGATACCCATAGGTAATAAAAATTGAGTAATAGCTTGAGGAATTTGATAAAAAGCACCATCATCTTCTCTTTCAAAATTACTTGTATCAATTAAATCGTTATTATCGTATGGATTGCCAGCTAAATAATCATAAATATCATCAACAAATTCAACAGTTTCATTTATAGCTTTCACTGGACCTGTTATAGCACCTCTTATTACTTGTGAAGTTGCTGTTTTGGTAATTTGTTTATCTGTTTCTTCTTTCTTTTTTATACTCTCATTTACAATTCTTGATCTGTTTTCTAAAATTTCTTCAAAACTTCTTTGATTACCTAAAAATTTATTATCAAAAAAATCAACAACCTTAGCTTGTGTTTTAAATATATTCTGATCTAAATTTGGTGTAAAAGATTTTTGTTCAATTCTATCTAACAATGATTCTGTATTGCTTTTAATCTGTGTTGTGTCTAACAGAGTTTCATCTTTTTCTTCTTCATTGTTTAGAAGACTATTGATGTTGGAATCAGTCATGTTTAATCAAGAAATTGTTTGTATCTAGCGTCAGGAGCTTCTGTTTGTCCATCTTTAGAATAGACACCCCAAGCTAAATAACCATTACCTTTAAGTGCTTGTGTTTCATCAAACACTAATTTAGCAGCTATAGCATTAAGAACAGGGTCATATAAAGCTTCATTATTATCTATACCAAGTTTAGGTTGCCTATCATTTCCTAATTCCATACCTTTGTAGTTGTACATATTTATTTGAAATAAACCATAAGATGCTTCTGGATCTTTTTCCGTACCACCATAAAAAGCATTTACTTTATTAGCTGATTCAGCCATAGCAATAGCAGTCATTATTTTTGCTTGCTCTGCTGTAAACCCTGCATTAAGTAATAGTTGATTTATTTGTTGTTTAGTAAGAGGTTGTTTCTTATCTGTCTTTAACTTTATTTCTTGTCTTAATTTATTTAATTCAATCTCAGGTAATTTATTTTTTGTTTTTATTTCATTAGAAGTTGTAGTTTCTACCATTGGTACAATTAATTCTTGACCAGGTTTTATTAAATTTGGATTAGTTATATTGTTTGCTTCTATAAAAGCTTTTAACGGAACACCAAATTCTTTTGCTAATTCACTTAAAGTATCTCCTTGTTTGACTTCAACTGTAGTAGGTGTATCATCAGAAAAAGCACTAGGTTCTATACCTTCAGTCATTAAATTTCGTAAAGGTTCATATACTTGTGATTCTCCAAAACCAAATCCATATTGACCTGTCATTAAAAATTTAATTAACTGATCTGCTTCTGCTTTTCTTCCAAACAAATCAACACCAGTAATTTTATTTTTTTCTTCTTCAATCATATTTACTAAATTAGTAATATTTTCTTTATTTACTCCACCCATGTTTTGTAATTGTTTTAAAAGTCTTTTCTGTTCATTACCTAATGATGTATTACCAAAAAAGTCTCTTTGATTATTGTTTTCTTTACTTGTTGGTACACCTTCTAAACCTTTAGGAATAGAATCATTTTGATCTGAATTGTCATCAACTTCTATTAAATCATTTATACCTTTAGTAAATTTATCTTTAAATTCGGTTTTTAATCTTTCATATTCAGTATTAAATTCATTTGTACCTACATTTGGATTGTCTAGTCTCCATCTTCTAAATTCACTTTTAAATTCTTCAGTTAAAATACCTCTTAAAGATGCTAAATCTTCGCTTAATATTCTGCTAAATGCTTGTGCATTTTTATCATTAGATAGAATATCTTTTGAAAATTTATCAAACTCAGTAAAATATCTATTTAAAGGAGTTAAAATACCAGTATCAACAGTACCAGCAAGTTTTAACAAATTAGTTAGTCTTGTTACATTTACAGATGAAGGTGGTGTTCTTGGGTCGTTAAACCATTCCATAGCTGCAAGTCTTGAATCAACAAGAGTTTCATAGGTGTTGTTCTGTATATTAAATAACATCTGTGCATATCTTTCATTTGTATCACCATCTAAAGCTGAAGCGTTTGATCCTATATTTGCTGCTCTTGTAGGATTATTTAATTTAATATTTCTCAAAAGAATATTGGCTTGTTCCCCATTACCTTCTTCTAATAATTGTCCAAATCTCAACATATCATTATCTAATTGTTTCTCTCTAATATTTTTTATCTTTTGAATATCTCTGTTATCTTGTGCTGCACTATAAGTTTCTATTTCTACTCTTAATTTATTTTTAAAAGCTTGGTAATCTGGATGATTAGTTAAATTTAATTTACCACCAGGTCCATACGGAAATAAATTTGCAGATTCTAAAAGTTCTAATGCAAATTCAGCATCTCTTGTTTCATAACCTATTTCTGTTGCTTTGTTGTAAATACTTGTTAAAAGTCTTTTATTTAAATTTGATCTTTGTTCTTGTGTTAATCCAAGTTTATTAATATCACTTTCATAACCTTTAATTCCATTCATAAGTAAAAGAAAAGTATTTTTATTTAAATCATCAGACTCAGGATCTAAGGTGGCAAAAGTTAAAACCTGATTACCTAATTCAACAGCTTGCGATTCTAAATTTTGTAATTGAAGTTTTTGGTTTTCTGATAAAGCAAATTGATTTATTTTTTGTTTTGCATTTATTAAATATGGTAAAAATTTTCTATTAAAAGTATCTTCATCTAAATTACCTACAGCATCAACAACTTGATTTATTTCATTGTTTTCCCAATTTTTATATTCAGTAGAATTTATATCAAAAGTTGATAGTGGTGATCCATTTATTAAAGTACTTTTGTAAGAATTTTTTAATCTTGTTTCTAAAGTACTTCCCAATATCTGTGCTTTACTTCTTCTAAAAGCTCTATCATAAAAAATATTACCACCTATCAATTCATCAGATTTTAATATTTTTGTTGCAGCTTTAAAATCATTTATGTCTCCATCAAGAGCATCATTTACAGCTTTTTGTGCTTCTCTTTCTGCTTCTTGTTCAATCTTAGTACCAATAAACTTTTGAAGATTAGGATTAACAGCAGCCAGTGTTTCAGCTAAGGACTCAATACCAGTTTTAGGTTGAACACTGGGGGGTGCTACAAAAGTATCTACAGGTCTTGCAGATCCTCTAAAAGCTGTACTTTGAAAACTGTTAGTCATAATTAAGCGATACCAAGAGAACTACCAGTAGTAAGATAACTAGCTCGTGGTCCAACACTTGCTGAGGTAACTCCACCTAACCCTCCTGTAAGTCCAGCATAAGAGCTAAGACCTGATACGGCAGTATTTAGAAGAACTGATCCAAGAGAAGGGATTTGACTATAAGCCTGATTAATATTACTTTGCAGTCTGTTTTGTCTGTCATCTCTTTGTGCTTCTAACCCCTGTACATTTCTGCTGTATTGTCTTGTTGCTGAATCCAAAGCTTGGTTTATAGATTCTCTTAAGTTAGCAGATTGTCTTTCCTGATCTTGTAATAAAAGACCTACTGTAAGACCTGCTCGTTCTGAAGCCCTTGTAGTACCTTGAGCTTGTAATCCCCTTATGGTTGCTGCTAACTTTTTTTGTGCCGATGAAGCTCTTGTTTCTTTTAACTGTGCTGCTGTAGCTTCTTGTTGTCTGGCAAAAGATTCTTCTGCTGATCTTTGTGCTATTAAGGATGATTGATAAGTCTGGTTTGCTGCTGACTGTGCAGCAGATCTCTGTGCAAGACCAGAAGCCAAGTTAAGACCTAAAGATGCAAGAAAATAATTACTAGCAGTTGCACCCAAACCAAATAGGCCAGCACCTCCAGCGGCTCCAGCGGCGGCTCCAGCAGCAGGTGCAGCAAATACACACATCTATGCGATCCTCAGAAATTCGTAGAATGGTTTACCCTGCATACCGTAGTGTTCGTGATATTGAATAAAAGTAAACCCAAGAGCTTTCAACCACTTGATAGCAGAATCATTCTCTGCATATACAAAATTATATAGGATTTTGTAATTTTTCAACAGGTTATCGACCCATTTTCGACCTTTTCTTATTAGTTGTATTTTATATTTGTTATTTTCAAACAACTTATCTGTAGAAACCATCCATATAACACCACCATCTACCACCCCACAAAGACCCATAGGTTGATCATTATCATCAGCTATAGCCATATTTACCTTGCTGCACATATAAGTTAACTGAAGGGCTTGTAGAGGTTCTTGTCCTGATTGGTAGAAAGCTTCTATCTTATCTACTTCTCTCATATTCTTAGCAACATATCTAAGGTCTTGTAAACTAGCTTTTCTTAAATGCCCCATCTACACCCTCCTACTTCTCATATGGAATCTTGCCTCATATTCAGCACTGTTTAATTTTGTTGGTAGGAAAGTACTATTCTTTATATCAATATCAACTCTATCTGCTCTGCTCATTATAGGAACTCTAAATGTTCCTGTTTCAAGATTTACAGAACCTATGGTACTAGAAGCAGCACCTAATAAATTACCTGTAAATTTATGAGTGGATGTATCTCTATTTTCTGGTGTTACTTCTACTTTAAAGAATCCTGTATTTTCAAACTTGATGTAGAAATGATGCAGTTGTAAACGACCACTGATAAATTCACCACCAGCACTACCACCTGGTACTTGTTCTGTTAATCGTTGAGCAGAGAATCTATAGTGCATTTCAAAAGGTTCACCAATAATAACCTTTGATAATCTGTAATCACCTATAGCTGAGACAGTTAAAGTAGAACCATCAGTATTAGTTGTTGTGGTACTAATAACCTGTCCAGCACCTAATGTTGTGGCATTTGTATTAGGTGCAGAAATAAAGGTACTGGTTTCACCTGATGCCAGATGTCTACCCACTACAGCCATCTGTGCATAAGTTCTATAGGGTAAAGTCCAAGTTGTTGTATTTGTACTAGCTACATAAGCTACAGATACACCAGTAGAAGCTTCTGTTAATTTATGATCCAGATGAAATTCAAAGTCTGCATTAGTCTCTGTAAAGTTAGATTCAAATGGTAGCTTTTCTATAGAGGTAACATTATTACTATTCCTGACGACCATAAATAAATCAGTATCAATAAAATCTACATTTAATATTGTCTTACTGCTATTTAAAATAAAAGTAGACCAAGCGTTTAATATCTTCTGTCCTCTATCTCCATACAACCATCTGTTGATATAAAGCTTATTTGGATTGTCGCTACCTAAAAGAACAAGAACATCCTCATTTGTAGAGACTGCCATTTTAAATATATTGCTAGGTATGTATTTAGGTACATGAATAGTTATATCTGCTGCTTCTTTTATCGTTAGATCTTCCATCGTTACATATTCTCTTACACCTGCAAATAATCCTTTTTTTATAAGAAAATAAATACTTCTTCCACTTGATACAGGAACACTATTAGTATCATTTTCAAATTCAGTTGCCACGTTTACGTTTGCTGTTTTTGGTGTCAAAGCGTCAGAAGAAGATGACAACACAAACTGTGTTTGATCTGAAAACAATATAAGTTCCTGACCCATTGTTTTGGCATGCTTCAGTATTGAAACCTTTGTATGAGAAGCTGCTACATCTATAGGATCAGAATCAATTACAGTCGTTACTGTTTCGGGAAAGAAGTTAAAAAACTCTGATACACGAGACAGTATTACATTATCATCAGATAAGAAACCTAATCTATTTCTAAAGAACAGAACATTATTAATCTTATTATCAACAAAACTAGGGTTGGGTGCTGTTTCTAAATCACCAACAGTACGTTCTCCCCATAACGGTAAAGTAAAAGTAGTTCCACTAACGGTATAAGTGCCACCATCAACTCTTGCAAAAATAAAATTACCGTCTGATTGTCTAATCAAGACATGGGGCATGGTGTCATAATCAAACTTAAATTTTATTCCTGGTTTAAGAGTTTCTTCCCACTGTCCTTCTTCAAATGCTCCACCGTTATTAGTGACAAATTTAACGAAGTAATTATCAAAATTTGTATTATCATCACCTTTCACTTCAACAACATAGTTATTAGGTGAAACTGTTGGAAGATCAGAAAACCTTTGTACTGAATCTTTTACTGTAGTTATTTGTGTATTACCTTGAGTGTCATTACTATCAACAGTAAATGTACTGGAATCATTTTTTCTTATATATAAAACAGGTCCGTTTTGATCAATAGTAAAACCAGATAGAGCAGAACCTGATGTAGGCGACTCACCATTAGCAGCTAATAATTTATCTTTTATTTTTGTCGCTACAGTTGTCGTACTTAAAGGATTATCGCTACTTGTATCATGCGTAGCTGTAGTGCTGTTCACAGTAACGGTATAACTAGTTTTATCTGATACCTGATTAAAAAATACTATTGCCTGTGTTTGTGTTCCTCCACTTGGAGTAGAGTCCATTGCAATAACTTTTGATGTATTAACAACAAAGGTAAAGTCAGCAATAGTTACAGTTTTTATTTCACTTCTTGGATTTGATGTTGCTAAGTAAGTAGTACCATCAGGTGTGTTAACAGTTTTTAAAGTTCCGTCAATCTCATAAACTTT